TTTTTTCCAGCCAGGCGCAGATGAAGTCCACTTCCTGCCGGTTGATGATGTCGTCGGCGGTGATCCCGGTGCAAATCCCGAGCAGCTCGTCGATCTTTCGTTGCTTGAGGCGTTCAAAGTCGCGCTGGATGTTCATGGCGTGAATCCCATTCAAAAGAAGCTGTCATGTTGTCGATACTGAAGGCGATCCTTGCGGAACTACGTGCGATTCGCGGGCTGCTTGAAAAGGAACAGGCAGCCCGCTCACGAAGCGCCGGTTAGGGTTTTTCCCGCTTGAAGAAGAATTCATAGGTAAATTCGCATTGTACACCATTTAAAATATCTGTCGTTGTATACCTCCTGTAGGATACCAGTTCCCATCCTTCACTCCCCATGGCGTTTAGAGCCGCGTTGAGTGACGGAAACTCCTTCATGGCCTCACCATCGCATCCCACGAAATAGCGACCTGTGGAGTTAACGGAGGCGAGGGTGCACGAGTACTCGAAGGTCTTCATCCGAAAATCCTCCTGTTCAGGTTGGGGCCTGCCCGGCCTGTGCCGATTGGCCGATAAAAATAGACGATTCAGTATCAGCCTGATCTGCAAAAGTACAGCGAACAGCACATCCCGGTTGCCCGGCGACACGTCCGGCGTGGTCCGCCACGCCCCGACATAACCAAAACCAGGAAAGGAGTATCCCCATGTCCGATCTCGAAAAGAAACCCGAAGGCGCTGTCCCGCCCGTCCAGGGCGCTCCCGTCCCCCCGCAGACCGCCGCCGCGATGGCCCAGCCCGCCCCGGCGGGGCAGCCGTCCGCCCAGGCGGCCCCGGCCGAGTGCACCGTGACCCTCAAGCATCCGTTCAAGGCCGGGGACCGGAGCGTCACCTCCGTGTCCTTCGCCCGGCGGCCGGTCGCCCGCGATCTGGTCCGGCAGTTCCCGGACGCGACCACCGCCGAGGAGCGCGAGCTGCACGGCATCGCGGTCCTGCTCGGCGTCAATCCCGAGGACCTCATGGAAATGGATGGCTATGACTACCTGGCCGTGCAGAAGAAGTGGGCCGCTTTTTTGGCCTGATCGGGGCACGCCTGGGCGACACGGTCACGCACGTCGCCCAGGTGATGCCCCGGCCCGAGGACGTCCGGATGATGATCGTGGCCCTGGCCTCGCGCACCGGATGGGGCCTGGGCGAATTGCTGGATCTGACGCTGACGGAATTGGTCGCATGGATGGAGGCGGCCCGGGATGTGGAACCGAGATTATGAGCGGGGGAAGCAGGATCTGATGAAATACGAAACGAAATCGACCCCGAGGACTACAAGACCGGCCAGAAATCCATGCCCGAACGCAGCCGGAATGTCCTGGATCCCAAACAGGGCCCGGATGGCGACCTCGCCGAGGAATACCAACAGGAAGACGGTGTAGGTCATGAGCAAGGCCATCGCTATTGGGTTGATGGTGAGCGCGGCGCTCGCGCCGGGCTTTACCACTGTATTTAAGACAGCTCGCGAACAGGCGCAAGGGTTAAAGACCGCTCTTTCCAACTCTCGGCTGGGAGCTACGGCTGCCGCCGACGTGGCCCGACTCGGTGCCCGGCTTGATAGGCTAAAGGCCTCCCAGGGCGCCCTGGGCTCGGACAACGTCAAACTGGCCAATCGGATCACCCAGACCCAACAGGCGTTGAGCAAGGCCCGGGCTGCGGCGAGTCAATATGGCGTCACTCTGGACAACGCATCTGCCAAACATAAGGCATTTGCCGCTTCTGCCGACAAGGCGACGCAATCGTTACATCGGTTACAGGCAGCCCAGCGGCGGAAAGCCGTCCGAGATGAGGCCAGGGGAGAATTGCTCGGGGTTGCGGGGGCGGCAGCCGCCTTTGTGGCCCCGGTGAAGGTGTCCATGGACGAAGAGCATCGTCTCCGTGCCATCGGAAATATCGCGAACCTCTCCGCCCAACAGGTGGAGGAACTCGGCCAGTCGATGCGCCGGGTCGGGGCTGACACGAACCAGACCTCGGACGCCATGTTGGACGCCTACAACGTCCTTTTGGGCAAGGGCCTGGATTCCGGCCGGGCCACGGCGGTTCTGGCTCCCATCGGCAAAACGGCCACGGCCGCCCAGGCGTCGGTCGAGGATCTGTCCGTGACCACCTATGCCCTGCTCGACAACCTCAAGCTGGCGGAAAGCCAGGTTCCCAAGGCCATGGACATGCTGGCCCAGGCCGGAAAGGAGGGCAGTTTCGAACTCAAGGACATGGCCAAGTTTTTCCCGCAGTTGACGGCACAAGCCGCGACCCTGGGCATGCAGGGTACCGAGGCCGTGGCCACACTGGGAAGCGCCCTCCAGGTGGCCATGAAAGGCGCCGGATCGCCCGAAGAGGCTGCGAACAACCTCAAGAATTTCCTGCAGAAGATGACATCGCCGGACACGGTCAAAAATTTCAAGGAAGAATTCGGGGTCAACCTTGAGACGAGCATGAAAGAGGCTATGGCCCGGGGAGAGAACCCCGTGGAATACATGGTTGCGCTGATCGGCAAACTCACCAAAGGGGACAAGTTCCGGATCGGTGAACTTTTTGGGGACATGCAGGTCGGGAATTTCCTGGCCCCCATGCTCCAGAACATGGAGGAATACCGGCAGATCAAGGAACGGACCTTGGGCGCCTCCGGGGTTGTGGACCAGGATTTCGCCAACATGATGGGCACGGGTACTGAACGCATCAAGATCGCCACGATCTCCCTGACCCGGCTTGGATCGACGTTAGGATCTGTGCTGCTGCCCACCGTGGGGGCTGCCGCCGAGAGTCTGGGGGCGATGGTCAGTGTCGTTGCCGACCTGGCCCAGCGATATCCGAATCTGACGACGGTGATCGCTTTTACGGCTGCAGGGCTGGTGGCATTCAAGGTTGCCGCCATGGCCGGGCGAATCGGCGGGACGTTGCTGATGGATGGCGTCAGTCTGGTCACCGGGGCTTTCCGGACGTTGCGGCCGTCGGTCATCGCGGCCAACGCCAGCATGCTCTGGAGCCGGACCGTTGCGATAGCCTCGGCTGTCGCGCACGGGGTCTGGCAGGGCGCGCTCCTGGTGGGCCGGGGCGTCATGCTCGGCTGGGCAGCCGTCACCACGGCCGTGACCGCCGCCCAGTGGCTCTGGAACGCCGCCCTGACCGCCAATCCCATCGGACTGGTCATCACCGCCGTGGCCGCCCTGGCCGGGGCCGCCTACCTCATTTACGAGAACTGGGAGCCGATCAAGACCTGGTTCGCCGATCTGTGGGACTCCATTGCCGCCGCCTGCGGCGCTGCCATGCAGGAAATCACCTCCCTCGTCACGTCGCCCTTGGGCTACCTGGAAGACACGCTGGGGGCGGTCACGGGCTGGCTCGGTTTCGGCGGTAAGGAGTCGGCCTCGGGCGCCACGGCGGCCGAGGGCCTGGGGCAGACCGTGCCCGAGCCTGCCAGTCCGACGCCGACAGCGCCGCCAGCCTCCGGCGTTACGCCAACCACCTTGTCCGGCCTGACAGCCGAAAAGGCCCAGGCCCTGGCATCCGATCCGAAATGGCAGTCTCCCAGGCATCAGGCGATCCTGCAACGGGCCATGGCCGGGCAGGGCGGCCAGGCCGAACAGACGCCCCCGGCGAAGTCTTTGCCCGTGAGAGGCAGCCAGGCCGAAGCCTCGCCCCCGGCCGGATCAGCCCCGGCCAAGGGAGGCGGAGCCGGGTCCGGGCTGGTCGTGAACAACACCGTCACGGTGACCGGCGTCGGCCTGGAGCACGTGCAGCAGGTGGTCAAGACGGCCCTGGACGCCTTCTCGCGGGACCTGGAATCGCGCCTCGAGGCCATGCGTTCGCAACAGATGCGGGTGGCCTATGGCGGCTAGCAGCTACACGACCATCCAGGGCGACATGTGGGACGCCATCGCCTACCGACTGTGGGGCAACGAGAAGCTGATGCACAAGCTCATGGAGCTCAATCCGGAGCATCGCCATGTGGTGGTGTTCCCGTCTGGGGTGCGGCTGGCCGTCCCGGAACTTGAGGCCGAACTGACCCGGCAGGCCATGGACCCGCCATGGAAATGAGCGGCAGCAGCATCCAGACCCGGCAGGCGGTCCTGTCCCTGCTCTACGAGGGCAAGGACATCTCCGCCGACATAGCCCCCTACGTCCTGTCGTTTTCGTTCACGGACGAGGCGCACGGCAAGGCCGACGATCTCCAGGTCACCCTGGAGGATCGGGATCATCGCTGGAAAAAAGACTGGTATCCGGACAAGGGGGCCAAGCTAACGGCCTCCATCCGTTGTCTCGACTGGGACAAGCCGGACAGCGCCCCCATCGTCATGCGCTGCGGCACGTTTACCGTCGATGAGGTCGAACTCTCCGGCGCCCCGGACACGGTATCCATCAAGGCTGTGAGCGCTGCCGTCACCACCTCCCTGCGCCAGACGAAAAAAACCAAGGCTTGGGAAAACGCCTCCCTCAAGCAGGTGGCCCAGGACATGGCGGACGCGAACGGCCTGACGTTGCGCTACGACGGACCGGATTTCCAATTTCAGCGCATGGATCAGCGCGAGACGTCCGACCTGGGATTCCTCAAGCGCATGGCCGAGGAGAGGGGGATGAACCTCAAGGTGGCCGAGGATTCCATCATCCTCATGAGCGGGAAGGATGGCGATTCCCGGTCCCCGGCCAAGACCCTGACTCGGGGCGAAAACGCAATCAAATCCTTCCGGTTCAAGGAAAAAACCGACGGCGTCTATGGCGGCGGCTCGCAGGTGAACTTCCACAACCCCCTTACCAAGGAAACGACGTCCTACGCACAGAGCGGTTCCGGCCGGGGGGCGGACGTGCACCGGGTGAATCGGCGTCTGGACCCGAAAGACGACGGGGCGACGCTGGCGGCGGCCGAGGCGCGCGCAAAGAACAAGCAGGAGGTCGAAGGCAGCATGACGATTCTCGGCGACCCCGATTTGCGGGCGGCCATGACCGTAAACGTCAAGGGGTTCGGGCGTTTCGATGGCACGTTTACGATCGAGACCGCTACGCATTCGTTTGACCGGGGATCTGGCTACACGACGGACCTGAAACTGCGCAAGGCGCTGGGGTATTGAAATGTTTGCGGAACTGGCAGCCAGGATGGACCGGATCGAGGAGATGGTGCGGCACGTCGTGCGCGTGGGGACCGTGGTTTCGACGGATCCTGCGGCTGGCACAGCCCGGGTCCAGATCGGCGACGCCGACGGACTGGTCTCCTACAACCTGCCCGTGCTGCAGCCGCAGACCCTCCGGAATAAGGACTACGCCATGCCTGACCCGGGCGAACACGTCGTATGTGTGTTTCTCCCCCTGGGAATCGAGCAGGGATTCTGCCTGGGATCGTTTTATTCCAAGGTGGACGCCACACCGGTCCAGACGGCGGACAAACGCCACATCACATTCGCGGACAAAACCAAGCTCGAATACGACCGCAAGGTGCATGAACTGCGGGCCAACGTGCGCGGCGGCGTTGAAACCTCCGTGCTCAAGAAGCTGCAATTGCATCGGGTGAAAAAGGGCAACGTGCTGTTCAAGGTCCTGACGGAGAAAATCTTACCGAAAGAACCGCCCGAAACTCCAGAAGCCGAGGATTGGAAGGAGCTCAAAGGACTAGGCTATTTCGGCGTGGATGCCGATCGCATGGTGTTTTTGAACGCGAAAAAAATAGTGTTGCTCGGCCAGCTCGTGCAGGGGGCCTACGTCCCGGATCTGATCAAGGACGAGGTGTACAGCGAAGACGCACGGAAGGAGGAATAGCCATGCCGCAGGTAGGCAGCCTTGGCGACGTGGCGTTTGAGGTCAGCACGGACCGCATTGTGACCTGGAACAACTGTGTCCGGGACACCAAAATGAATTTTGCCCAGCATGACGTGATCGAAGGCAAGGCCAGATTGCAGAAGCTGGGCGCGGGGCTGGATGAGTTTTCCCTGGCCATCACCCTGGACGTGAATTTTTGCTCGCCGGACAAGGAGCTGAAGAAGCTCGACGAGATGCAGCAGGAGGGCAAGGCGCACCGGCTGATACTCGGCGGCCGCATTTTCGGGAAATTCGTCGTCGAGGACAAAAGCGAAAACCGAACGAGGACCGATCCCCAGGGACGGACCATGGTGGCCCACGTGCAGCTCAAGCTTAAGGAATACAACTGATGGCCTGGGAGATCACCGCCGCTACCCGGCCGCCCATCGTCATCGGCGCCACGGGCATCGACGAAATCATGCAGAACGTGCGCACGATCCTGAGCACCTTGTCGTGGTCCGTGCCGCTTGACCGGGCGTTTGCCGGGGGAGGGGATTTTCTGGACTCGCCGTCGCCGTTCGAGGCCCAACGGCGCATGGCCGGAATCGTCGAACAGGTCGAAACCCACGAGCCTCGCGTCAAGGTGACGGGGATCCGGTTCGAGAAATTCACGCTCGCCGAGCACATGGACGGCCTGCTTGCCCCGGTGCTCGAATTCACGCTGCGGGAGGGCGTCACGTTATGACCTTGCAGGATATCATGTTTTGCCCGATCGATCCCGCCCAGGCCCAGGCCGACGTCATTGCCGCTTACGAGGACGTCACCGGGCTGACCCTGGCCCCAGGCGCGCCGGAACGGCTGTTTCTGGAGGCCGTGGCCGTGGTCTTGACCCAGCAGCGCTACCTGATCGACTGGACGGGCAAACAAAACCTCCTGGCCTATGCGACCGGCGACTATCTGGAGCACCTGGGGGCGTTCTATTCCTGCCCCCGGCTGGCATCCACGGCCGCAACGGTCACCATGCGATTCTCCACGGACGCCGCGAAATCCTACGCGGTGCTGGTGCCCCAGGGGACGCGCGTCACTCCGGATGGCTCGCTGATTTTCACAACCGACGTCACGGCCGTCATCGCGGCGGGATCTCTGTACGTGGATGTCCTGGCCACCTGCCGGACCACGGGGCCGGATGGCTCCGGGTTTGTGGCCGGGCAGATCAGTCGTATGATCGATGTGCTGGCCGGGGTCACGGAGGTGACCAACCTATCGACCTCGTTCGGAGGCGCCGACGAGGAGGATGACGCCCGATACCGGGAACGCATCCGGCTGGCTATCGAGGCGTTTTCGACCTGCGGCCCGGAAGGGGCCTATCTGTTCCACACGCTGACCGTCTCGCCCACCATCATCGACGCCGCAGCGGTCTGCCACGAACCGGGGCAGGTGACCGTCTATCCCCTGTGTTCCGGCGGGACCCTGCCGCCTTCCGAGATCGTCGCGGCCGTGCATGTGGCGCTTTCCGGGCGGTCCGTTCGCCCTCTTACCGACAGTGTCCAGGTGCGCCCTCCGGAGCCGGTGTCCTATCAGGTTGTCGGGACATGGTACCTGGATGAGGCGTCATCCTCCCGGGCCGCAGCCATTTCCTCGGCGGTTACGGCGGCAGTGTCGGGTTATCTGGCCTGGCAGCGCGGCCGCCTGGGGCGGGACATCGATCCGTCAGAACTCACGGCCCGGATCAAGGCCGCCGGGGTAAAGCGGGTGGAGGTCACCCTGCCGGTTTATACGCGCCTGTCGGCCTGGCAGGTGGCCACGCCTGGGGATGTCGCCGTGGTTTTCGGGGGCATGGAAAGCGCATGAGCGGCCGTGACCTCCAGACCCTGGCCCTGACGGACATCCTGCCGCCGTCGATTTCCTGGGATGCGACGATCCGGGCCCTGGCCGACAGCCTGGACCCTGTGCACCAGGACGTGACCGCCACGATCCCGGTCGTGACCATCTATGCCGCCCTGGCCGCCCTGCCCGACGAGATCCTCGACGTGGTCGGCTGGGGGTTTCACATTGAGGGCTACGACCTGCTGCGGACCAGGGAGGAGCGGCTGCACATCGTCAGCCGGTTCTACGACTACCACCGGTTCAAGGGCACCGTGCATGGTCTGGCCCTGTACCTGCGCACGTTTCTGTCCCGGGACCTGCTGTCCTGCGCCCCGCCCACG